AAAATGTTACCACAAGAATTGTTGGATAAGTTGGTTGTTCAATCAACTCCTTCGGGTGGTATGCATTACATATACAGATGTGATGTCATTGGTGCCAATCAAAAGTTAGCACGTAACGAACAAGGTGCAGCAACAATTGAAACTAGAGGGATTGGAGGATACATTAAGTGTGCTCCTTCTAAAGGTTATAAACTAACGTCGAAGAAAACATTCTCTGAAATACCATTCATTACAGAACAAGAACGAAAGTTTTTATTTATTATAGCCAAACAAAAAGATGAGCTGAATGTTAAAGACGTTCGTAAACGATATAGTTCTGAGGATTTAGAATCATTTAAGAAGTTTAGATCTTATAACGAAGATCCGGACATAGGTATAGAGTTGTTAGAAAAGGCAGGGTGGACTCATCATTCGACAAATGGTAGTTGGTACAACCTAACAAGACCTGATAGTGAATCGGGTGACTTACATGGTGGTTACAACATAGACGATTTGTTTTTTCAGTCATTCTCTACAGCACAAGACACGTTCGAAGAAAGAAGAGGGTATAACAACCATCACTTATTTGCAGAATTAGAATGTGACGGTAACTACAAGAAAGCATATGCTCTGTTGTATGAACAAGGTTTTGGTGAAGAAGAGGATGAAGAAGACGATGAAGAATTGTCGTTCATATCTAAAGCAGAAGATGAAGATGAATACTTAGAACAAGCTCGTAAAGGTGAGATACCATTGGGTGCATCTACAGGATGGGGAGACTTAGACAGAAACTTAAGGATTAAAGAACATTCTTTTGTTTTTTGGTTAGGTCTTGATAACATTGGTAAGTCTACACTGTTCTCTAGTTTAATGGTTGCTTCAAACATACTACACGGAATGAAATGGGGGATATCTTCTCCTGAGTCTACGGTTGTGGTAACTAGAAGAAACCTAATAGAAGCTGAAGCAGGGGCACCAATTGAAAGTTTTAAGAATGACAAAGAAGAATATGAAAGACTTAAGAAAAAGTCTAGGAATGCTTTTCATATCATCAAAAATGATAAACATTATACCATTGACGAAGTATTAAGTAAAGGTAAGAAGTTGTATCAAAGACATGGTATCGATGTATTACTTATTGATCCATTCTCGTTTTATTCGGGATCGGGTAACTTCGCTGATGACACAGAAGTTTTATCTAAAATTAGAGTATTCTCTCAAAATTATTGCAGTGTGATGGTTGTTGACCACCCTTATACAGGATTTACAAGAACCGGTATGGGTGAAGATGGTTACATCAGAATCCCAACAAAGTACGATGCTTCGGGGGGTAACAGTAAAGCCAATCGATGTGACGACTTCATAAGTGCTCATAGGGTTATTAATCATCCTGAGTCAGATGTTAGGCGAACAATGCAGATATCTGTTCAGAAGGTTAAAGATAAGAGTACAGGTGGTCAACCACACATTGATGGAGAATATACTTCGTTAATTTACGAAACTAGAAATGGTTTCACAGGATATTGGGATTCTAATGGAGACAATCCTATGTATCAAGCTAAGGTAGCAAGACTCGGTGTTAAAACTGAGGTTAGAAGAATGTCTCCGGAGGATGCTTTTTAGCGTTCTATTTATAAATAGTAATATGAAAGTAAATTTAAAAGCAATTACTCCGAACATTGAGGAAACTATCGTAGAGATAGCTCGTGTTTCGTCGAGTCGTAAAGATAAATCAGAAGCTCCGGAAGGACTGATCAATTATCTGATTAAGAATTGGCATTTCTCGCCATTCGAGCATGGTTATATCACCATGGAAATTGAAACTTCTAAAGCAATTGGTATTCAGTTATTAAGACACAGAAGTTTTACGTTTCAGGAATTCTCACAGCGATATCAGGATGTTGGTAAAGTTAGTGATAGTGGTATGTTTGAGGATGTAGAGATACGTAAACAAGCTACCAATAACAGACAGAGTTCTGAAGAGGTCTTTGATCCTTTTATTAAAGACCCTTTCTATAATGATTTTCATAATGAAATAGAATTAGCATCGAAAGCTGTTTTAGAACATCAATCATATTCAGAAACTTTATACAATAATTTATTAGAGGGAGGTGTAGCCCGTGAACAAGCTCGTATGGTTTTACCAATGGCAACCAAGACACGTATCTATATGACAGGGAGTATAAGAAGTTGGTTATCTTTCTTAAATATTAGATTAGACCAACACGCTCAGGTTGAGATAAGGGAAGTAGCTAATGAAATTGCGGATGTTTTACAGGGGAAATTACCATTAATATCATCAGCTTGTAATAACTTTAATGATAGAAAAGGATTGTTCATGTAAATAGAATGAAGGGAAAACTGACCCTAGAGGAATTTAAAAGAATAGTAAATTTAAAATTATGAAAACAAGAAAATTAGCAATAGGAGATATCCACGGTAATGCCGTAGGTCTCCTTCAAGTATTAGAAAGATGTGGATTTAACCCCGAATCAGATCAAATTATTCAGTTAGGTGACGTAGCTGATGGATGGAGTGGTACATCAGAGTGTGTAGATATCCTTTTAAATATCAAAAAAGAATCTGTTCACGAACCTGTATTTATTCGTGGTAACCATGACGTATGGGTTTATGATTGGATGATGTATGGTGTTCAACCATCAATATGGACACAACAAGGTGGAGCAGCTACTATAGACTCGTATATTAAATCTCAAAAATTAGCAGATGGAGATCATAAAAATTTTTGGTTTAATCAGAAAGATTGGTATATAGATGAAGAAGATAGAATATTCATTCATGCCGGTTGGGATTATAGATCAGATAGCTTCCCATCAAGTGCTAATTATTCTGTAAATGCAGGATCTATAGCAAAAGAATGTCATTGGGACAGGAGTTTGTTACAAGGTATTAAATCTAGTGTACCATCTCAAAACCCATTTAACGCGACTAAAATGTTCAAAGAAGTATATATTGGTCATACTGCTACGAAAACACACAGTGTGGAAAATTACGGTAATCTTTGGAATATGGATTCGGGTTCAGGATGGTATGGAAGATTAGCTATTATGGACATAGAAACAAAAGAAGTTTGGTATAGTGACTTCACGAAAGAATTATACCCTAACGAAAAAGGAAGATAAATGAAACCAAGGAACTTAGTATTAGCCATCGACTTTGATGGTACAATAGCAGAAATATCTTTCCCTGAAGTAGGGGAGATGAAACATGAAGCAGACGTTTACATACGTAAGCTTTACGAAGAAGGTCATCATATCGTAATAAATACTTGTAGGTCAGGTATATACGAAGGGTTGGCACAAACATTCCTTAAGGAGAAAGGTATCCCTTATCATTATATTAATTCGAACATGCCGTATTTGATTGAAGAGTATGGTCAGGATTGCAGGAAGATTTCTGCTGACATCTACATTGATGATAAATGTTTGATGGGTTTACCGGATACTTGGGAAGAGATTTATAATAGAATACAAACTTTAAAAACTAAAATATTATGTTAATAACAGAAGTAAGAGATATAACAGGAATTAAAGACATTGGTAACGTAGTTATTGGTAGAGCTAAAACAGAGAGGGGGGTTTTCATATGGCTATAATTGCAATTTCAGGGCGTATGAATTCAGGTAAAGATACTGTAGGAAAGATTATACAAATTCTTACCAACTTTCCAGAAATGAGTTCAGAAAGAATTGTTCAACATCTGAATAAAGATTTAACAAATAATAAATTCGAAATCAAAAAATTTGCAGACAAACTCAAAGATATGGTTTGTTTAATATTAGGATGTACTCGTGAACAATTAGAAGACAGGGACTTCAAGGAGAAAGAACTTGGTGAAGAGTGGTGGGTTTACGACTTAGGTGATCATTTGGTACCACGTTGGGGATTTGACTTAAATTCAGATAATGAAATGTGTGAAGAAAGATATCTTGTTAAACTAACACCACGAAGAATCCTTCAGTTGTTAGGTACAGAGGCAGGTAGAGAGATTATTCATCCTTTAATTTGGATAAACGCTTTAATGAGTGAGTATGTAGCTAAAGGTGTACCTACTAGAGCTGATAGTTATTATCCTAATTGGATCATAACGGATCTTCGTTTTAAAAATGAACTTAAAGCTGTAAAAGATAGAGGTGGTATTACCATTAGAGTTGAGAGACCTAACGAACGTGAAACAGATGCTTCCGAAAGAGCATTACACCCTTCAGAAACAGCATTAGATAATTTCAAATTTGATTACGTGGTGTACAACACAGGTACAATTGAAGACCTTATTAAAAAAATAAAAGATATATTAATCAAAGAAGAGATTATTTAGTATCTTTGCAATCCTTAAAAAATTATATAAATGAGTAATGAAGTATTAGACAACCCTGTTGATTTCGGGGAGTTAGGTTACATCACCTACGCTAGAACGTATTCTAGGGAGAAAAAAGATGGTAAAAAAGAAACCTTTTCTGAAACAGTAGAACGCGAACTGTATGGGATAGACAAACAACTGAAGGTAGACTTTACCGAAGAAGACAAAGACTATTACCGTATGATGAGGCATAGGATGAAAGGATCTGTAGCAGGTCGTTTTATGTGGCAGTTAGGTACAAAAACAGTTGATCAATTAGGACTACCTAGCTTACAAAACTGTGCCTTCACTGTGATAGACGAACCAATTAGACCTTTTACATGGGCAATGGATATGCTTATGTTAGGATCGGGTGAAAAAATACAGGTAGTTTAATTTTTATTACCTTTGTACCATGAGGGTACAAATATATTATCTAAAATGTCCTGACACCTTAGAAATAAGGTATGTAGGAAGAACAAAAAACAAATTGAACATACGTCTTAACGGTCACTTATCAAAAGCTAGAAAGTCTCCGGACAAAACCAATCATAAAAACAATTGGTTGAAGAAACTACTTCTTTCGGACAAGAGACCCATTATAGAATTAGTAGAATGTGTCGAGGGATGGGAAGAAAGTTACAAAAGAGAAAAAGAAATAATAAAAAAACTATTATCGGAAAACATTAAGTTAGTAAATTCTGACGATAGAGGAGAAGGTGGAATAAATAAAATAATATCTCCCGAACAAAGAAAACAAATTTCTAAAACTCTAAAAAGTAAATACACAAAAGGGCTGAAGGTGGCAACATCTATACCTTTGTATGTTTACGATATGGATGGTTTCTTCGTCAGAGGCTTTGAAACTATGAGAGCTTGTGCTAAATGGTTGAAAATAAGTGATAAACACATTCAAAATTCAATGAGGAGAAATTCTCGAAGGTTGCATTCCTATCAGATAAGGAAGTTCAAAACAGACAAAATAGATAAATATATTAACCCTCGATATGGTACTCCAATGCCCGATTAAAATTGCGTGAATTAAGGGGAAGCCTAGAAGTAGGTAATCCTTAG